TATGGGAGATTGTTTTAATGGGTGGTTTATTCGGTGGTTCAAAGCCACCACCAGGTCCTTCTAAAGAAGAAAAAGAAGCTCAAGAGCAAAGAGAAGAAAGAGCCGAAGCTGGTGAAGCTAGAGAAAAAAGAAAAATTGCTTCTAAAGCAAGATCTAGAAGATCCGGTGGTCAAAGATTATTAATGTCACAAGACAGAGATAATCCGGCTTTAGGGAATGAAATGGCTGATACTACACTTGGTCCAGGAAGAAATCCTAGAGCATGAGGTCATATCCTAGAAATCCTAGAAAACAAAGGGAGAATAACGATGCCGATGGTGACGTACAAGACAGCCAAGGGTCAGAAGACGAAACACTTTCCTTACAGCAAGAAGGGAATGGATCAAGCGAAAAAGATGGCGACTGAAACTGGTGGTAAGTTAAACAAGTCTATAAATTCTGCCGGTAAAATGAAGATGAAAAAGAGTAAAGCTTATGCCTAAACATATTTATGATCTTAATCCTCATTTAAAACCTAAAAATAAAACTAAGGTTGACCCAAAACCGGCACCTAAAGCTAAAGGAAGACCTAAGAAAAATGACCAAGCTAAAACCTAGCGAGCTTAAAAAACGATACGAGAATGCCAGCCGACATAAGGATAATTGGCGATCTATCTATGAGGATGCCTATCGTTATGCCCTACCTATGAGAAATCTTTATGATGGTTATTATGAGGGTAATGTTCCTGGTCAGGATAAGATGGCTAAAGTTTTTGATTCCACAGCCATACAGTCTACGCAAAAATTCGCTAACCGATTGCAGTCGGGTGTTTTTCCACCACAAAGGGAATGGTGTAGGCTTATGCCTGGGGAAGAAATACCTGAAGAACGAGAAGTTGAAATACAAAGAATACTAGATGACTACAACACCAAAATGTTTGCAGTCATGCGACAATCACAATTTGATATGTCTATGGGTGAGTTCTTGTTGGAGCTTGCTATCGGAACGGCTGTTATGCTTATACAGCCAGGTGATGAAGTACAGCCTATTAGATACACTTGTATACCTACATTTTTAATTTGTTTTGAAGAAGGACCATTTGGAAAAGTAGAAAACGTATACCGAAAAATGAAACGACCATTTAACGTATTAGATCAAGAGTTTCCGGATATAAAAATTTCTCAGGCTATGAGATCTAAGTATGAAGGTGACGATACCGAAATGGTTGATCTTATTGAAGGCACCTACAAAGATAAATTAACGGGTAATTATTGTTATCAAATTATTGATGAGGCTGGACAAGAAGAACTTGTTTATAGAGATTTAAAATCTTTTCCTTGGGTTATTGCCAGGTATATGAAAGCATCCCAGGAAAGATATGGAAGAGGTCCGGTATTAACTGCCCTTCCTGATATTCGTAGTTTAAATAAAGTTAAAGAGCTTATATTAAAATCATCTAGCTTAAGCATTGGAGGCGTTTATACGGCATCTGATGACGGTATCCTCAACCCGGCTACAGTAAGAATTGTGCCAGGTGCTATTATTCCGGTGGCTAGAAATGGTGGTCCTCAAGGTGAATCATTAAAGCCGTTACCTAGACCTGGTGATACACAACTTTCACAATTAGTTACCGGTGAGCTTGTTGCTTCAATCAAGGCAATATTGATGGATGAAAGTCTTCCACCGGATACTATGTCGGCTAGATCTGCATTAGAAATATCTGAACGTATGAAACAACTATCTCAAAACTTAGGGGCTAGTTATGGCAGATTAATTAATGAAACTATGATCCCGGTAGTTAAAAGAACTTTAGAAGTTATGAATGACGTAGGTATGATTGAATTGCCTTTAAAGGTTAATGGACTGCAAGTTAAGATTGCACCTACTGCCCCATTAGCTATGGCTCAGAACATGACTAAAGTAGAAGAAACATTAAATTTTATGCAGATAACTGCACAAATGGGTCCACAAGGACAAGTCTTTTTAAAACAAGACAAACTAATCGATTACATTGCTGACCAAATGGGAGTGCCGGCTGAATTAAGAACAACACCGGAAGAAAGACAGCAATTAATGGAACAAGCTATGGAAATGGCACAACAAGCACAAGAACAAGGGCTAATAAATGGACAAGCAGAACAACCAGCAGAGGTCGATCAATAGTGAAGGATGGGAAGGATTAACCGATTTAGAAGTTGATAACAGACCACCGGAAGCCTCAGAACTCGATAAAATTTTTTTTAGAACTTTTCAAACTGAAGATGGGCAGAAAGTTTTACAGTATCTCAAGACATGCACAATAGATCAACCTACCTGGACACCAGGTGCTGATGCTTCTCATGGATATTTGCGAGAAGGTCAAAATTCAATAACAAGAGAAATATTTAATAGACTAAGGAGATGTGAGAATGGCTGAAGAAAAAGAAGGTTTAATGGCTAATACAGAAGTCGAAGAAACCCAGGAAGACATAAAAGACGAAGGCATGGCTACTGCCAATCCTGAAGATACAGTTGAAGGTGAAGACTTAGAAAGTGTTGAGTATGAAAGACCTGATAATTTTCCTAAGAAATTTTGGGATGATGAAAAAGGTCCTGATATTGAAAAAATGGTTGATAGTTACAACAGCCTTGAAAAAAAACTAAGTGAAGGAAGACCTAAAGCACCGGATGAGTATGACCTTACACCTTTAGAAAACATAGATCCTGAAGATCCATTGGTGGTAGAATATACTGCCTGGGCTAAAGAAAATGGTATAAGCCAAGAATCTTTTGTAAGTTTAGCTATGAAACTTGTTGATGTAGGCTATCAAAGCGAGAAAGAAGCTAAACTAAATTATGAAAAAGAAAGAGCTTTGTTAGGTGAAAATGCTAACGAAATAATTCAATCTAATATAAATTGGGGCAAAGGATTAGTTTCTAAAGGTGTTTTTACCGAAGAAGATTATGCAGAGCTAGAAGTTCTTGGTGGTACAGCTAATGGCACTAGAGTGATTCAAAAGCTTAGACAAATGCAAGGTGAAAAAGATATTCCCATTGTAGCTATTGCCGGTAATCAAATGGACAAAGAAGAATTGTTCGCCAGGGTAGCAGATCCAAGGTATCAATCTGACCCAGCATTTAGAAGACAAACCGAGAAAATGTTTGAGGAAAATGTTCCTAATTAGGTGGGTGACAAATTGGCATACTAATAACTATTACTGTGACAATGTGACCTGGGTGACAAAATGACACCTACTGGGTGACAAAATGGCACACTAATAATAATACAAAACCTAGTTGTGTAATCTAGTATTTACAAACTATTTCTTTTTTGATACTAATTAAGTGATCGATAACTCCCATGAGCCGATCTGACTAGGGATAATTCTCTACGTTGCTAGACGTTCTAGTAGTCGAAGGTCGGATTTCCGGTAACCAAAGGCGAATTAATTTTAACCTTTTGATGGGAGAAGCTATAATGGCAACCACGCTGAGTAACGCTTTCGTTACTTTATTCGAGGCAGAGGTCCACCAAAATTATCAGGCTACAGCAACATTAAGAAATGTTACTCGCATGAGATCAGGTGTGACCGGAAGTACAGCAAAATTTCCGATCCTCGCAAAAGGAACAGCTTCTGTAAGAACACCTTCTACAGACGTAGTTCCAATCTCAGGTCAATTCAGCACAGCAACTGCTACTTTGACCGACTATATCGCATCTGAGTATTCAGATATTTTTAACCAAGCAAAAGTAAACTTTGATGAAAGACAAGAGTTAGCTAAGTTAGTTGGTAACGCAATCGGTAGAAGAGAAGATCAAATTATTATTGATGCTCTTATTGCTGGTTCTGCCGGTACTACTGTAGCTAATACTGTCGTGACAAGTGGATCTGCAAGTGCTTCAGACCTTAACGTAGGAAAAATTATTTCTGCTAAAAAGGCTTTGGATACTGCTTCAGTACCACCTCAAGACAGACACATGATTATTCATGCAAGTTCTTTAGCTTCATTATTAGCTGACGAAAGAGCAGTTAGTTCAGATTTCATCCAACTTCAAGCTCTATCCCGTGGTGAAATTCAGCAATTCGCTGGGTTTAATATCCATATGATAGGCGACAGAGATGAAGGTGGTTTACCAAAAGATGGTTCTAACGACAGAACATGCCTAGCATTCCACAAAGATGCTATTGGTTGTGCTGTAGGTATAGCTCCAAAAGTTGAAGTAAACTACATCCCTGAGAAAACGTCTTTCTTAGTGTCAGCAATGTATTCAGCCGGAGCCATAGTAATTGATACTGCTGGTCTTGTTGATGTAACTTGTAGGGAGAGTTAATATGGCTTTTGCAAGAACTGGATGGAATCCAATCGGTGGTCAATCCAAAAAAGGAACAGCCCCACAACTATTTTCGTATACGTCTACTGATGCTCATACAGTAATTGATGGAGCCGGTTACTTTAACGATGTATCTGAAGATGTAGCTGTAGGAGATATGATCATGGCACGAGGTAATACTGGTGGCACTGCAACTCTTACAATGCATATTGTAGTTTCAAATGCATCAGGTGTTGTCGATGTAGGTAATGGCACTGTAATTGGTGTTGTTACCGATGATGACTAACAACTAACCAGGGGGCAAGCAATTGCCCTCTTTTATACTTGGCGAGGTGCGTG